TTATCTTTGCTATTGATGGCATCCAAACCGTATAAGAATTTTAAGCTCATCAGAATTTCCCTTACTACCAATGCCACCTTCGGCGTTTTGCTCGAAGAGGACGTCCCCTTCTGCGTCACGCTGGAGCGTCCGTGGCTTGGAAATATTAAAAGTATCTCCTGCATCCCAGAAGGATTCTATATATGCGAACGAGTGAAATCACCTAAATTCGGCGACACGTTCGAAATAAAGAATGTACCAGGTCGCTCGCATATTCTTTTCCATAAGGGAAATTTAAGCCAGGATACGCATGGCTGTGTTTTAGTGGGAGAACAGTTTGAACCATTCAAAGGAGAAAATGCGATTTTAGCTTCTGGTAAGGCATTCTCAGAATTCAAGGAGAGAACAAAAGAAATCAAAGGTATTCTTTTACAAATCGAATCTCATAAATAACAAAAGGAGGTTGATGATGGCTAAGAAGTTAAAGTTTAATCTCCACACTGCCGTCGCATTTATCATTTGGGCAATTCTATTGACCTGGGCTTATTTGAATCAAAACGACCAATTCAATACCTATGCGATCTGGCTCACTACTGGCACTGCGGTCTATACCGGGAAAAGGCTCATGCAGAAGAGAAAGGAATTTAATGGAAGTTAATCCTTTGACAGTTGTGGCTGTTGTAGGCGTAGGTTCTCTCTTTATTGAAAGGGTATTTTTTTATAGAGCTTATTATAAAAAGAAAAATAATAACCCTCATAATCCAAGCCCTCCAGTCGATTATCATAAGCACGGCGAAAGAATATCAGTACTTGAAACAGGAATAATAGATTTGAAAGATCACAATAAAGATGATCATGCTTTAATACGGGAAGATATTCATAAACTAACTAATCTTTTTAACAGAAAGATTTTTGGTGTCTTGAATGGGATGAGGAAATGAAGCTGAAAAACGATCAACATGAGCGATTCTGTCAGGAATATCTTATTGACCTTAATCAAACAGAAGCTGCTAAACGTGCCAAGTACAGTGCCCATACAGCAGCCCAGCAAGCAAGCAGATTGTATAGCAATGTTAAGATTCAGCAAAGAATTATCGAGCTAAAAGCAGAGCGTGCCGAACGCACACGTGTGACGCAGGATAGGGTGGTGAAGGAATTGGCTATGCTCGGTTTCAGCGATCTACAGCATTACATAACCATTGACAAGCTTACCGGTGCGATACAAGCAAAGGGATTCGAGGACATGCTTCCTGGTGAAAGCAGGGCCTTAAGATCCATCAAGGAGGACAGGGCAATAAAGGAGGATGCCGACGGCAAGGGCGTCACGGTTTATGATAAAGTTAGCTTCACGATGCACGACAAGATACGTGCGCTTGAGATATTAGCTAAGCATCTCGGCATGTTGGTCGAACGGCATGAGGTGACTGGTGAAGACGGTGGTCCTGTGCAGATTGAGTACGTGTTGATGAAAGCGAAGAAACGAAAGAGTGATGGTGACGGGAAAGGCGATGGGAAATGAATGATTGGCTATTTGCTATTGTGATTATTGGAATCGCAACACTTATAGGAATAGTGATTGCTTTTCTGATACACAAAACATTTGAGAATATGGAAAAAACGTCTAAATGTTTTGAGCAAACTGCCAAAGATTTAATCAGGATAGGTGAATTGATACAAGAGGGTGAACAAATGGTAGCATCCTTGGAAAGGTGATGGTAAGGGTGATAAGAAATGAACACAGAACAAGTAGCTCAAGAGATTAAGACTCGTCAAGTGCCTGTCACGATCGTCTACGATAAAAACGCACGAGCTACGAAGCCTATTATCCTCAACGAAGGTGGAGCAGATAGTAGCAAGTCGTACTCAATCGCACAACTCTTAGTACAGAAGTTCAAGAACGAATACAATAAAACTTTCCTCATTACTCGCAAAACGCTTCCGTCGTTGAAGCTTACAGCGTACAAGCTTATAATCGACATTCTCAAAGACTACGGGCATTATGCTTACTTGAAGCACAATAAATCTGACCGCACGCTCTACTATCGTGCGCATAACAATCTCATGGTATTTCTCTCGATCGATGATCCGGAGAAGATAAAGTCGACAGAGTTCAACTATATCTGGATGGAAGAAGCAGGCGAATTCACATGGGATGATTATCTTATTCTCAAGCTACGAAACCGCAAGAAGACAATCGAGAAAGAGCCGAATACGATGTTCATGTCTCTGAATCCGGTCGATGAGCTCGGGTGGATAAATCAAGAACTGAAGAAAGACACGAATGTCGAAGTCATTCACAGCACGTACAAAGATAATCCGTTCGCTCAGTTAGCAGATATAGACGTGCTCGAAGGTTTGAAAATTCAAGATGAATCGTACTATCGCATCTACACGCTCGGATTGTACGCAAAGCTCAAAGGCATGATTCATGAGATCATTGAGGTTGATAAAGTGCCGAAGATAGAAGCGCCGATAACGATATACGGCTTAGACTTCGGGTTCGTAAATCCGTCTGTGTTGCTCAAACTAGAGATTGATATAAAACTGATGGCTATCTACATCACAGAGCTCATTTACGAGTCAGGGCTCACGAACACAGATTTAATAGACCGCATGCGAGCAGTCGTGCCGGTAGAAGATAGACAAGACGAGTTCTATGCTGACAGCGCAGAGCCAGCGAGGATAGAAGAGATATATCAAGCTGAGTTCAACTGCTTGCCATCGGATAAAGGAAAGAAATCGGTGTGGAACGGTATAGACTTTCTCAACCGTTTCACGATATACTCGCTTAAAGACAACGTGCAGACGAATAGTGACTTTCGATCTTACAAGCGTAAAGTAGATAAGAATGGCCATGTGCTCGAAGATCCAGTGAAGTACAACGATCACGCACCGAATGCAGCGCGCTATGCGCTCTACACCCATCTTTGGGAGCGAATGATAGACATGGTACCGGGCTGGGTGTGGCATAGAGGGATGCAGAAAGAAGAGGATAAGGTGGAAAAAGAGGCAAAAGATGCAAAAACAGCCCAACAGGGGAAAAATGGACCTGTGAGAGTGTCTGTAGACGTCGATATCGCAGCTACCAAGGCTAAAGGTATAGGGGATAACAAGGATAAGGACGAAAAGAAAGAAAAACCAAAGAGAGAGAGCGATGATGATAGTTGGGTCATCTAGGAGAATAAAATGGCTAAATCAATAAAGAAAATTAAGCAGGTAGAGAAAGAACCCGAAGAGAGTTGGATCGCTACCTCTTCTTATCTTCTCACGACTAAAGGTGGGCTTATTCCTGTATCTACACTGAAAGCTGAAGAAGCAAAAGAAGACAAAGCTAAGAGCAAGCAACTGAAAGAAGAGACAATCTACCTTGAGCAGAATGATCTTATACCGCATCCGTTCGAAGCAGGCAGCTTGCTCTTTCTCAAAGATAACTGCTCGTACTTTGATGCGTGCGTCAAGCAGATAGCTAAAGATGTGATGGGCCAAGGCTTCACGATAGAGCTCCGAGAGGGGTTGAAAGATAATAATAAAGAGAAAGAACGGATCTTAAACTTCATTAAAAACTCGGGTGGCGATCGTGAAGAGACGTTTGAAGAGACGCTTGAACGAGCGCTCATCGACTGGAGTTGCATCGGTTGGTGGGGCTGGGAAGTCTCACGAGCTACTAAAGGAAAGAACAAGGGATTTGTGAATGGTCTCTGGCACGTGCCTGCTCAAACATTCTATGTTCACAAAGATCACGATAAATATGCTCAGATTCGTGGCAACGAGAAAGCTTGGTTCAAACGCTTCGGCGTAGAAGATGACATAGACTTATACACTGGAAAATCTATCAGCGAAGAAGAGCTAGAAGAAGAGAAAGCTGATCTGGATAAGAAGAAAATAGAGCGAGCGAACGAGTTGATCTTCTATCGCAACTATTATCCGCAGTCTGACTACTACGGTGCACCGAATATCTTACCATCTGTCGGGAGCGTGATGGGACTCATAGGAGTCAGAGATTTCAATCTATCGTTCTTCGATAATTACGGCGTGCCTGCAGCACTCATCATTCTCAAAGGACGCTGGGATAAAGCATCAGCGAAGAAGATATGCGACTTCTTAGACGTTGAGATAAAAGGCTCTGATAATGCGCACAAGACAATGGCTATCCATCCGAGTAAAGACTCAGAGTTCATCTTCGAGAAGCTATCAGCAGAAGTAAGAGAAGGCTCCTTCGATAGATATCAGGTAACTTTGCGCAACGAAGTGCTCGTAGTTTACAAGATGCCACCCTACCGCATCGGTATCGCAGAAGAGGGCTCGCTCGGAGGATCGACAGCATCAGAGTCGACGAGAATATACGTCTCATCAGTCGTAACACCGTTAGAGAAAGTCGTAGAGCGCTTAGTCACGGACAAGCTTTTCGTCGAAGGCTTGAACGTCAAGAACTACACTTTCAATCTCAATGAGCTAGATATTCGTGATCTCGATTCTATTGCGAAACGAGACAGACTGTATTTTGAGATAGGCGCATTGACAGCAAACCAAATATTGAAGCGACAGGGGAAAGAGACTTACGCCGAAGGCGATCAGTATCACGTAAGTTCTGCATTCGTTCCGGTCGGGCAAGAGCCTGCAGAGAAGATGAACTCAGTGATGGTGGCCGCGCTTGAGGAGTTGAAGGCGAAAGTGAATGCGATTGCGGAGGGAAAATGAGGAGATATTAGGATGAGTAAAAAGGAGAAAAAGAATGAAGTAATATTTGAAGAAATTATGAATGATATACAAAGAGCTACAATAAAGGGAAAAGTTGTTCATGGAAAAGTTTTTAATAAAAATAAGAAAGCTAAGGAGGATAAGGAGGTAGGACAAAATGATTGAATGGGGAAAAAAGTACCTAAGGATTTGTTTGTTAATTGGTCTTCAAGTGGTCATAAAAACGAATGGGCAACTATCATTAGTAACGATAGAGGTTGGTATCACGCTTGGGAATATCCACATCCTAAAGAACACCTTAAAGAATGCCTCGAAGATGCAGGTTGGTTATTGAACGAATTGTTACAACAATTTGGGAAAAAGGTATCCGTAACAGCATGTCAAATCTGAGGAAAATAAAAGTGAATAAATAATGGGAGCTAAAAAGGTGAGGGTTACAAACGAACTGATTCAAAAACTCGATAGCATCGGCGTAGAGAACTTGTCTCGCAAAGAACTTCGAGCGCTCTTTCGCAAAGGCTATATTGACAGGCAGGTAGTCAACATAGGCGACGGGTCAGTTCGTTACGCATATAAAATAGTATCAAGTAATTTAGTTAAGGAGGCTTGAAATGACTAATTTTCCAACAATGCCAGAGATAATCGACCAGCTTCGACTCTACAAGAAGAAGCTAGCTTATTCGAATGCCCAAGTCGGCGCTGCGATGGCTGCGGTCGGTTGGGGCGGTACGAACTGGAGCACAGGTCATGTCGCTGATCTCATGATCGGCGCTGTGCAACCTACAGAAGCTGAGATAGAGTTCATCAAGATATTCCTGCTTCGTATGTTCTACGCTTACAACACTACATAAGGAGAGCGCCGATGAAAAAGTATCTGATCCCGAGAGTCGCACATTGTTGTGGCGGGAAGATAAAGTGATCCTGGGCATGATTTGGAACTGCATAGAGGAGGAAATATGAAATATTTATTATGGAGACTTTTGAGGCGATGTTTTTGGATAAAACTGAATTCGCATTATTCACGGATAATTCAAGGACCGAAAATATCTGTGAAAAGATATTACTATGCGGAATGGGAACAGCGTAAAAGTAGAATATGTAATCATGAACTCTATGAGCTTGTGGGAAAAAGCTCAGAAGGCCCTTTATTTAAAAATCATAATCCAACGAGGTGATGTAAATGAGTTACTGTCCAAAATGTGCTCGTCTTGGATTACAGAGGCGAGTGAAACGTAAAAATCGCATAAAAATAAATGGTGTATGGTGTCATAAGAAATGCCCAGATTTAACGCCTGAAGAAATGGAATATGCAAAGCGAATATTCTTTGAGGACAAAGAGTTTGTATTCGGAGACCCGAAAGCAAAAGTAAACCATGAGATTGTGGGCATAACTGATTCTAAAGCTTAAAAAGGAGATAATATGGCAGAAATATATACTTGTATCTGCGGGGGCCAAAGGTGGACAATCCTTGGGGCTGAGATTGAATGTGATAAGTGCGGAAAAGAATATCGAATAAAATACGTTGAATCAGGTCCGGGCACAGAACGGATTGAAGACCCTGAGGAATTTAATGAAAGAATAAGAAAGGAGGCATAATGCCAATATTAATCGTTTTAAAAAGTCCGAGAGTGAACCTCTTCGCTGAGGGTGAGATCAAAGATGATGAGCAAGCTCACTATGATGAAATCTTTCACAATCAAGTGCTCATGGTCAAGAACAGAAAAGGTCGCAACCAGCTTATTCCGTTACTGCAAGACTGCAATATCGCAGTCATGGAGACGGTGACAGAAGAAGAGATCGAAGAGCAAGAGAAAGAGATGAAGAAACGCCAGAGGCAAGCAGAATCACAGGGTGGCAAAGGCGGTTTGATATCTAATCCAGGATTTACGATCCCACACGGACGGAGTGGTAGAGGTTGAACTCTTCGCAACTCATCAGAGTGACTAAAGCGATAGATGTCTGTCTTGTGAAGATAGGGCAGAAGCCTCGTGCACTTCGAAACTACAGTCGGCTCATGCGACAAGGCGAGCGCAAACTCTTGCCTCTCGTCAGGGAATGGATGGCTGAGTCGATAGAAGCGATGCAAGTTGGATTATCGAACATGAAAGGTAAAACAGCTTCTCGGAAGACGAAGAGCATCGCCGATTGGGATGCAATAAACGCTAACGGCATCGTCATCTTGAAGCCTACGATTCTTGAGCTACTAGGTGAAGGTGGGAAGACAGTCGTTGAACGTAAAGTAGTGAAGCAAGAGCGGTTCGATGTGATAGGCTTAGAAGCAGTGAAATGGGCGACTAAACACACTGCAACTCTAGTGACTGAGATCACAGAAGAGACAATGAAAGCTATTCGAGCTTACATCACGCTAGGGATAAACACAGGCAAAGGCGTGCAGAAGATAGCACGAGAATTGCGCCCGCTTGTGGGGTTGACTGAGAAACAGATATTAGCAGTAGCGAACTTCGAAGAGATGCTGATCTTAGATCGCCCGGAATGGACAGTAGCACATCAGCGCTCAAGTGCTGAAGCATACGCACGACGATTGCATCGGCGACGGGCGACAACTATCGCCAGAACTGAAACCGCCTATGCGTTGACCGAGGGACAACGGCAAGGCTACGCTCAAATGGGCGTTAAGAACCTGGAGCGAGTAGAAGATCCTGATTGTTGCGATATCTGTGTTGAGTACAGCGGGAAGATATATACGATAGCAGAGGCTGAGGGCGTGCTTCCGGAACATCCGTCATGCGAGGGAAGTTGGGTGGCGGCGTAAAATGATTTTAAAAGCAATCTTACTCTCTACAGTAGTAGCCTCGATATCATTTTTTATCACGCACACACAGCTGTTGGAAAAACAGAGAAAGACGCTATGGCAGAAAAGCGATTTCATAGCAGGACTTTTAGACTGTTGCTACTGTCTTGGTCACTGGGTAGCTATAACAGTTCTCTTGATCTCTCCGGTAAGATTATTCGGCATATTCCAACCATTAGATTACTTCTTGACTTGGCTTGTGATAAGCTGGCTAGCGGGCCTACAGAGCCTAACTGCAAGCCGACTCTGGGGTAACAGAGGATAAAATGGGAAACGGCATAAGGAATAGAATATTAAAAGGATTCCCGGGCATTGCGCTCCCTCGCTACGAGATAGATATTGCGAAAGGCATCGTAGAAGGACGCTCACCTGTACGACGCTTCGGTCATAATCCAGTATGCGCAGCTACGGAAGAGACGATCTGGGAAGGAAGCGCACTGTACGTCTACTTGACAGTAGCAGAACGACTGCAAGTTTCGAGCTCAGTTCCGGCGACAGACATACCCGCCTCAACCGGCGCATGGACTGTCTTTATCAAAGGTTTAGATGCAAATTACAATATCATTACAGAAACCGTCACGCTAGAGAATCCCGGGCCGGTGACAACGACAAAGTTTTTTCTACGAGTCTTTGTAGCTCGAGTGATGTCAGCTGGCACAGGTGGCAAGAATGCGGGCAATATTATAGTCGAGAATAATGCGACCGGAAATACATTAGCTCATATGCCGATAGGTGAGAATCAGAGTCATGCAGCGATCTACACAGTACCACGTGGTATGCGTCTCATTGTACTCTCTCGTCAGGGCGGAGAAGTAGCATCAAAACTTACTCACATCTTATTCTACGTTCGAATGTACGGCAGCGTCTGGCAATTGAAGCGTGATATCATAGTAAAGGATTCGCACTTTTACACGCACATTGGTATGCCTTGGGTGTTTACGGAAAAGACAGATATAGAAGCACGTGCCTGGGCGACCGGTGCTGCTGGCGTCGTATTCGGCGGATTCGATGGCTATTTCGAGGAAAATAAATATTAAGTTATGACAGAAGAAGAACAAAAGAAATGCCCGAAGTGTGAGACGCTGATGGTGCTGAGTTCTGCTGGGTGTTGCTCAAAAGTTTGGGTATGCCCGAACAAAGTTTGCGGGCAACGAGTGCCGTACAACGTGAATAAATGAGGAGTAAGACAATGCGAATTGAAAATATAACCTCAGAAAGTCTTGAAGGCATGAGCGATGCTGAGCTTCGCTATCTAAGAAGTCGATGTCTCAATATCTACGATCGCTACTTTGCGGAGTCTGACGTGCAGAAAGCTGTCGGTATGGATCGTCGGTGGTTCTTGACGAAATATCTCTTACTGCGAAGCGAGATGGAGAACCGGAGCATAAAGCTGTTTCGTGAGCGACCGCTAGACGTAGAGGTGCATAACCGCATCTTCAAAGCTTCTATCTGGAAGCTCGACGTTCCAGCGATGGGCGACATGATAGCGATTCCGAATTATGTGAGCGTGTGTGGCGAGTTCATCCAATCTCCAGTCAGTGTTGAGAAGATCGATGTCATTATCAGAACTGCAAAAGAGCATCGCAACGAAGCGTTTGAAGAGAAGATCAGCACGCTTATAAAAGAGCAGACGAACAAAGAGTTGAGTATTATATACGAGCCGAAAGGGCCGGGGCGAGCTTTCATCCCGCTCTTTGACTTAGTGTTGAAATCGCACGACGAGACAAGGAAAGTGAAGAAGCTGACAGCAACAGAGAGAATAGAATGCGATGCAGAGACAGCTCGAATCAGAGAGAATGAGAAGTTACCGTTAGCTGGAGAGCCTCATGAATTCAAAGCAGCAAAATTCACGCACCCGAACGGTCATCCGAGATGTCTCATATGTGGCGATGAAGAGCCAGTCGGTAAAGCTTGCAACATGCCAGAAGCGTGGTATGAAAAATTCAAATGGGACGACGAAGAAGCCTGGACTGAGGAGCGAAAGAAGCTCAAAGCGAGCGGTAAGCTGAAAAAGTCGTTAGCTAGTGACTATTCTGTTGCTATCAAGAAGCCAGAAGAGTCAGAGACTATGATCCGAATCCCCGTGGGCCCTGACTGCGAGGTTACAGCTACAATAACGATAGACAAAGCACAAGGAATACAAGCTCTATACTGTGGGAAGATAAAGAAGATCCGCACGTACTTATTCGATAAGAAAAAGAAAGCTTGGACAATGGTATCTGCTCGAGCTTGGATAAAAGAGCAGAGCGCAAAAGCTGAGAAAGCGCTGGGCGAAGGTCGTGGTATCGGCGGTGAGAGGCAAGGAGTCGGAGGCGCAGAGATTTGCGTGTGTCCTAAATGCGGACATGAAGAGAAGCACGAAAGGAATGTGCCGTGTGCAAAGGTCAAGTGTCCGAAGTGCGGAACTCCCATGATAGGTAAAGCGCAGAAGAAGAAGATGCTGGCCAAGACCGAAAAAGGCACAACAACATTCAAGATAATCAAAGTCGATAAAGCTAAAAGACTTGCTGGCGGAATTGTATATGAGCCAGAAACTGAAGACACGCAGGGAGATCTTGCCTCAAAAGAAGAAATTGAAAAAATGATGCACGGATTCATGAAACGCTATGCCACAGATTCTAAACGAATAAAAATAAATCACCAGGGTAAGCGATATCATTTCCCGATTATAGAGGCATGTATCCCTGAAAAAGACATCGTTAAAGGTGGCGAGACTATACCGGCTGGAGCTTTTTGGCTCATGATTCACATATCGAATGATAAAATATGGGACATGGTCATGAATCGGGAACTCGAAGGCTTCTCAATGGGCGGTCACAGTAAAGCTCGAGCATAAAAAAGAACATAGGAAATAAATAATTTGTTATTCTACTTGACTTTTAGCAAACTCTTGTTTATTTTAATAGTGAAACAGAAGCTTTGAAATCTGAAGCTTTAAACAGCAATTGAGTTAGAGCTTTCAGGATTAGCAAAGGCTTTGCTAGTCTTGGAAGCTTTTTTTTTGCACAAAAGGGGACAAGACAAACAATCCACATCGTGGAGGTTTATGATGGCGAGAAAATTATTTGATATCGAAATCAACGAGATCACGCTTTGTAAATCTCCTGCCAACAGAAAGAAGTTTTTTATTAAAAAATCACAGGAGAAACCGATGAAAGAGTTCATAGAAGACTTAAAGAAATTTACGGCTGAAGAGGACGAGGATATCGAGAAGGCTCTCACGAAAGACGAGATCGCCAAAGCAGAGAAGATTGGCGAGAAAGAAATGAAGGCCTTGCAAGAGGCTCTTGGAATCGTGAGCCAGTATGAGGATATCCCCGATGACCTTGAAAAAGCCATCAAGACCTTAGTCGAGAAAGCCTCTTATGGCTACCCAGTAGTTGAGGAGGAGCTCGACAAAACAGGAGCGAAACTCTCGAAGACCACACAGGCTCAAATCAAAATGGCTCTCGAACATATCAAGGACGGGCCAAAAGCTATCGACATTCTCAACACCTTGCTTGGAATAGAAACCAAGAAGACAGATAAGAAAAAAGAGGATGACGAAGAGAACCTGAGTGCCGAGACTATAGCAAGACTTGAAAAGCTAGAAGAGTTTGAAAAGAAAGAGAAAGAAGAAGTTGCAAAAGTAGCTGAACAAAAGCAAGCAGAGACTGTCGTAGAGCTTGTGAATAAAGCGCTGAAAGACGCAGGCTTGGAAGAGATTGCGCAAAAGAAAAGCATCGACGACCCAGAAGCAGACAAGAAGAAGGAAGAAACAAAAAAGGGAGCGGACGATGATGATGATAAAGATTTATTTCCTTCAATTCCAATTCCAGTCATAGGAGACTGACATGAAAGATTCAAAATCGTTACTAAGAAAGAAAAAACTCGAGAAGTTCAATCTCATCGCTCTACCGACAGTTAATCTTCTGGGCGAAGAGGCTGACCACTTTCTAGATTGTATCGTCGATCAGAGCGTGATGAAACATTACGCTCGCATCGTGCGCATGACAAAGCCCACGAAATATCTGCGACATATCGGATTCGGCGCAGGCCAGTTCCTCTATCCTGGCGGAGAGTTCGACGAAGCGAAGTACAAGAAGCAGTGGACACACAATCGCATAACGCTCACGACTCACAAAGTTCGTGGTTGCGTTGCAGTCTTTGATGACGACCTTGAGGAAGGCATCGAGGGCGCAAAGTTCAAGAAGCATCTCATGGACATAATCGGCAAGCAGATCGCTAACGAGCTCGAGTACGCATTCTGGATGGGCGACACTGTCGGCTATCAAGGCAACAACGGTGGTACGGCGTGGTGCCCGACAGACATCGAGAGTCTGTGGGATGGTTGGCGCTACCAGATCACTCACGGAGAACTCTCAACTCAAGCGTATTACAATGCTGTCTGCGGTGGCTCGCATATCAAACGTGCTTGTGAGACAGGAAGTGGAGCAGAATGGGATCTACCCGGAATGATCGCAGAGCAGAACTCAGCAGCGCCTTATAACTGGGAATTCAAATACCACATGATGCTCAAGAACATGCCCGCTAAATACAAAACACAAGGACTGGGAAACATGGTGTTTCTCAACTCTGATCTCGTGACACAAGACTACATCGGGGCTCTCAGCGCACGTGCAACTGCTCTCGGCGACGCAGTCTTCACTGGACAAATGACACCACAGTACGGACGGGTTCCTATCGTTGATGTTCCACTCATGCCAGGCAACCTCGGCAATGATTTACTAGCACCCGATTATCACGGAATTATCGGCATCGGTGATTATACTGACGTGCTACTCATCCCGAAGAACAATCTCATCGTTGGAATGCAGAAAGATATTAAGATCGAGCCTCAAAGAAGCGCTGCAGACGAAGCTACTTACTACTTTTATACTATGAAAGTTGCGCTCGCAATTGAGAACGTCAATGCTTGTGTGCTCACGGTCTGCCTGACTCACGCTTGCTGATGATGATAGCTACAGTTACTAACTACGGATACGGCCGGAAGTCTTTCCCCACCCGTATAGGCAACGTCTATCTTGAGAGGCTGATGCCTTTTGAGATTGATGACGAAGGCGTGCTGGCTGATCTCAGAGTGTTTGAGCAGAGTGATAAGCTCGGATTTGAGATCGTAAAGCCCAGTCGGCCGGAGGCTCCGATTTCGCTACGACCTAAGGTTGATTATAGCGGATATCGTATAAATGAGCTGCGCTCTATTGCCACGGAGAGGGGAGTAAAAGGCGCTTTCCGGATGAGGAAAGTTGACCTAATCAAACTACTGGAGGATAACAATGGGACAAGCATTTGATAAATTTCCAAAAACATGCGTCGGCACTCATCAGCCGGAGCAAATCTGGCGTGATATGGAGATGTTCAATATTCATATCAACTCGCA